CAGAACTACAAAGAAAAAATCTTGAAGAAGAAGCAGAAAATGCTGGACAAACAATACAACAACCTGTACAAAATCAAGTACAACAACAACCACGAACCCAACCAGACCCTAAAGCAGAGTCTTGGGCGGAAAAAAATACGTGGTTTGGTAAAGATGAAGCTATGACATATGCTTCGTTTGGTATTCACAAGAAACTTGTGGAGGAAGGCGGATACAATCCAACTTCTGATGAATACTACGAAGCGATTGATAAACGACTTCGGACCGAGTTTCCTCATAAGTTTAACGATGGAGGATATGTCCAAGGAAGCAACAAACCCGTCCAAACTGTTGCATCCGCACAAAGGACCACACGATCTGGACGCAAAACAGTGAGACTCACGCCATCTCAAGTAGCAATTGCTAAAAAATTAGGTGTGCCACTTGAAGAATATGCGAAATACGTGAAGGAGTAAGGCATATGAATGATGAATTAAAAGTTACAAGTAAGACTCCACGCGCTGCTCTATCCCGCGAGAAAACGACTCGTAGGAAACCATGGGCACCCCCGTCATCCCTTGATGCACCACCTGCGCCCGCTGGGTTTAAACACAGATGGATAAGATCAGAAACTCTAGGTCAAGAAGATAATAAAAATTTATCGGCTAGACTAAGAGAAGGTTTCGAACTCGTAAGAGGAGATACCTATGAAGCTGAGTATCCAACTATACAGGATGGAAAATATAAAGGTGTAATAGGAGTTGGTGGTTTATTACTAGCTAAGATCCCGGAAGAGATCGTCCAAGAGCGTATAGATTATTTTGCGCAAAGAACGCAAGATAGAGATGACGCGATAGAAAACGATTTATTAAAGGAACAACACCCTAGTATGCCGATCTCTAAACCAGAGAGGCAATCTCGTGTAACCTTCGGTGGTAACCGAAAGACCTAATTTTCTAGCTCTTTTATCCATCGAATAAAAAAAAATTAACCCTTTAAAAAAAGGATAAACGATGGCTAACCAAGACGCAGCTTTCGGGTTTAGACCCGTCAAGCATCTTAGTGGTGGCGAAATCCGTAATAACACGTACAGAATTACAACCAACTATGACACTGCACTTTACCAAGGTCAAATGGTAACGCGCGTGAATGCAGGTACCATAGAAACTGTAGCAGCTAATGCTATTTTTCTAGGTGTCTTCAACGGTTGTCAGTACACGGACCCTACCACAGGCAAACCAACATGGGCGAAATATTATCCAGCAGACGTAAATGCTTCGGATATTGAAGCCTATATTTTCGACGATCCCCAAATTGTTTTCGAAGGACAACATGATGGTACAGGAGTAGAAACATTGAATTTTGCTGGTTTTGATTTAACAGGAGTAAGTGGAAGCACTAAAACTGGTAGATCAACACAGGAACTCGGAACTGATACTCTTGCGACAACTGGTCAATGGAAACAAATTGGGATATCTAAAGATCCAACAAACAGTGATACAAGTACAGCAAATTGCAATGCATATGTTGTACCTTCACAAGACTTGCATTTCTTCTTGCAGTCTGCAACAATAGCGTAAGGAGGCTTAAATGGCGATTTCTAGATCACAACTGGTCAAAGAACTTGAACCGGGTCTTAACGCTCTGTTTGGTTTGGAATATGACCGATACGACAATCAGCACACAGAAATTTTCGATACTGAAAATTCTGATCGTGCTTTCGAAGAAGAAGTAATGCTATCGGGTTTCGGTACAGCTTCAGTAAAACCAGAGGGAACATCAGTTGAATACGACGATGCGACCGAAGCTTTCACTGCTCGCTATACTCACGAAACTATAGCACTTGCTTTTGCAATCACTGAGGAAGCTGTAGAGGATAACCTTTACGACAAAATCAGTTCTCGTTATACTAAAGCACTAGCTCGTTCTATGATGAACGCTAAACAAGTAAAAGCTGCTAATGTTCTTAACAGAGCATTTAACAGTTCTTACACAGGTGGTGATGGCTTAGAACTTCTTTCTACAGCCCACGTTACTACTGGTGGAAACGTTAAGAATGAGTTAACAACTGCTGCAGACCTTAACGAGACTTCTCTTGAACAAGCATTAATTGATATTGCTGGAATTACCGATGATAGAGGCTTAAAAGTCGCTCTTAACGGCATGAAAATGATTATTCCAGTTAATCTTCAATTCACTGCTGAGAGACTAATGAAGTCTGGTCAAAGAGTTGGTACTTCGGATAACGATATCAATGCTCATAAGAGTATGGGAATGATCCCGCAAGGATATGTAGTTAATAATTATTTAACTGATACTGACGCGTGGTTCATTAAAACCGATGCTCCTAATGGACTAAAACACTTCCAAAGAGCCGCAATTTCCACTAAAATGGAAGGCGATTTTGAAACTGGTAATGTTAAATACAAAGCTAGAGAAAGATACAGCTTCGGCTGGTCTGACTGGCGTGGTATTTTCGGATCACCGGGTGCATAAATACTCTTGATTTATGGGGGCTTTATGCCCCCATATTTAATAACTAGGAATAACCAATTGTGCCGACTGTCCTAGCAGACGATCGTAGAAGCGACGGTATGATTTAACTACGAGGAATTTAAAATGGCTAAAACAAGCTTTACTGGTCCCGTTAGATCAAAA